ATACTGATAATAATAAACTTAACTAAACTAAACTTAACTCTGGCAAATATTACCGTTTATAATAAGGCACTTGGTTGCGGGAGTAGGATTTGAACCTACGACCTTCAGGTTATGAGCCTAGGCAGGTAAAAACCCATTATAAACAGTACTTTAGCCGCAGCAAGCACATGAAGATAAGTTACTAGGCCCATAACTAAGTGGCGGTATTTTATCATTGACTATATAGAAAATGTGTATAGCCTGCGGCTAACCCGCTAGGGTTAGGATAACACCTAACAGTTGGGAGCAGTAAGTGAAGAGTAAATATTCAGAAGACTGTAAATTAGAATATGCGGAGGGCTATATTACGCCCAAAGCATTTTTATGTGATGTATGCAGCGATCTTGTACTCAGGGATTACCTAGCTTTTCTTGTAGTATTTACATATATCGACAAAACATTTCCCGTCTTCTTCCCAGATGAATCAGAACAGAGGTCACTCAAGTCTATTAAGTGCTGCAGCAAATGCGGAGAGGATCTGTAATGGCCAGCTACCGAGAACAGATAGATGTAGTTAAGTCTATCCGTATATCGGAAGGTGATAAGAAAACTATGGACTGTCCCTTTTGTGGGGGCAGATCTAAATTTACGATAGATCGATATGACGGTAAGCTGATCTGGAACTGCTTTAGGGCATCCTGCAATGCTAGAGGATCTTTCACAGGCAGACGAAATGAAGACGCAGTGAAGGCATTTCTATCTGGAAATGCTACCCAGAAAAAAAATTATAGAATAAATCTGATACCAAAAATCACTACAGCCCCAGATAATCACACCCCTGCTATGGAATACTTAGAGAGTGTAAACAGCTTAGATGCCTACCTTAGAGGCGATATAAGAGTCCGATATGCACCTTCTGAAGATAGAGTACTCTTCTATACCTCAGATACTACAGGCGCTGTAGGGCGATCTCTAGGCCGCTCTAAGTATAAGTGGTGGAACTATGGTGATCTAACGGGCGGAATACATGTCGGATCAGGTGATCATGCGGTGTTAGTAGAGGATGCGCCCAGCGCCTGTTCAGTATCACGGATAGAGGGTTTAGTTGGTGTAGCTCTGCTCGGTACTAATATTACTAGGGGCATCAAAATGACACTTAGTAAGTATACAGTAAAAACATTAGTTCTTGACAACGATGCCAGGGCTAAAGCAATATGCCTAAATAAGCGGCATTCTTGTGTCACGAGAATATGCTTCACTAAGAAAGATCTAAAGCACTTAACAGAGGAAGCTATACAATGTTTGTTAGAATAGTTAGCTGCCGTTGTAGGCTTGAAGTTCTTAATCCGCCGTTTCGAGATATAGTAGAACACACCTTTACGGGTTCATATCTCTTGAAACCTTATGGAGCGCATTACAGAAAATCTTTGCGCATCCTAAGTAAAAAAATACTTAGGGTTGGGAATGTTTGGGTTGGGGATACTGTCTGGGGCAGTCCAATAGTTTCAAATGCACCGCCAGCTTGAACATATAGAAATTTTAACATAGAGGCGCAGGCAATCGGCTGCGTAAACAAGTATTCGTCTAAGCCGCCAGTACAGACGTAAAAGCAAAAGGAATGGTACATTGAAAGCAAGAGCTATAACAATCATAGATTACAATATAGAAGGTGGATTCAAGGAAGCCGCCGAGGAACAGGCCAAGTTAGAACAGGCTATCGAAGATATCGTAAAAGGAAACAAACGTGTTGTATTTCACCAAGTGGATATGAAGGAGCGGCGTGGCGACGTGCCCCCTGACATAACCAAGATGAAGTTCCGAACTAACTGATAACTAATAACAATTTAAGAAAGTAGCCCTGATCGAAAGATTGGGGCTTTTTTTATTCAGACAAGGTGTTATGCTCCGCCACCTAACTATAATCCAAAAAGGGAGCAGCAAATGGAATTACCATTACTTACCACTCTGCTTTGCAGTGGCACTTATACCGCCAATCAGAGCAGGCTGAAGCGAAGTATATTCTCAGAAGATACAGTTGAGATCTTTGATCTACTGAAAGCAGCACACACTAAATACAACCACGATATTACACCTGATGACCTATATAGCCTGTGGGTCACAGAGCATCCCGTAGCTACCACCGCAGAGGTGCATGACTTCCGTGATCAAATAGATCTGATGAAGGCTTCAGCACCTTTAAGCGAAGATGTAGCCACCGACGTGATCGGTAGCCTCTGGCGCAAGGAGACAGGGCTAGAAGTTAGTAACCTCGGCATCGACATGTCTATGGGCGACACCTCTGCCATGACCCGCCTCAAATCTCTGCTCGAAAGAGTAGCTGATGGCTACATGCCAGACGATTTTGGTGAAGCCACGACAGATGATATCTATGAGCTTCTGGCTGAAACCTCTGACGAAAACCGTTGGAAGTTTAACATCAGCACTCTGTCCCGACACATCTATGGCATAGGCCCATCAGAGTTTGGGATTGTGTTTGCACGTCCAGAGGTGGGTAAGACCGCTTTTGTTATCTCCATCTGCGCTGGGCCTAATGGCTTCTGTCAGCAAGGAGCTAAGGTGCTGTACCTCGGCAATGAAGAGAAGACTACACGCACAAAGCTTAGGGCTATTCAAGCCTGCAGCGGCATGAACCGTGAGGAGATAGCTGCGAACCCTGATTTAGCCATGAGCAAATACATGAGCATTAAAGATCGTCTGATAATGAAAGACATCCAAGAGTGGGATCTGGATCGTGTAGACAGTTACTGTGAGCTTAATAAGCCTGACGTAATCATCTTAGACCAAGGGGATAAGATCAACATAGCTGGAAGCTACAACGCCAGCCATGAGCGCATACGAGAGCTATTTAGATCCATTCGTGAACTTAGTAAGCGTCACAATGCTGCCCTGCTCACGGTCAGCCAAGCGTCGGCTGATGCAGAGGGCAAGACCCGCATAGATTTCTCCATGTTAGAAGGTAGCAAGACGGGCAAGGCTGCGGAAGCTGATGTGATATTTGGCCTGTCGAAGTACAGTTCTAACACAGATGATGATGCCCCTGATAACACCCGCTTCATTAACATAAGCAAGAACAAATTGTCAGGCTATCGGGGCTGCATCATCTGCAACATTGAGCCAGAAGTGAGCCGCTATGTTGAATAGTCTGTTAAGCACAACCACACTCGCCCGCCTTAACATTCTATTTCTTGACCTTGAAACAACCGTACAGCGTTTTGATGGCAAGATAGATAACTCACCTTTTAACCCCGATAACAAATGCGTGTCTGCTCATTTTGCTATGAATGCGGATCCTGTTACGCATCTTGTATTCTACCATGATGAGAAAGATCAGGCAGACAGCCCAGCGCTTCTGCAGGAAGCCCTAAGCCAAGCGGATATCGTCGTGTGCCATAATGCTAAGTTTGACGTGCAGTGGCTTCTGGAGATGGGCTTTGGCATTAAAGGCAGCGTCTACTGTACGATGATAGGTGAGTACATCTTAGCCAAAGGTCAGAGGCAAAAGCTATCACTAAAAGATACGGCAGAGCGGCGGAATGTAACCCGCAAGAAGTCTGACCTTGTAGATGATCTATTCAAGGCAGGCACAGGCTTTCAGAGCATGGAGTTGGCTACGGTGATTGAGTATGCCGAGGCTGATGTTATTGCCTGTCGGGAGATCTATTACGCACAGCAAGCGGACTTTGCAGAGGACAAGAATGCTTCGCTGCTAAACATAGTTTATCTGATGAATGATATGCTGCAGTTTCTGGTTGAGATTGAACGCAATGGGGTGAAGATAGATAACACCGCCCTGCAGCGCATCAAGACCCACTTCCTAAAAGAACAGGCTGAGTTACAAAATGACCTGAATGAAATTGTTCAGGAGGTTATGGGAGATACGCCTATTAACCTTAACAGCAACGCAGATCTATTCTCCGTCATATACAGCCGTGAGGTAATAGACCGAAATAATCACATACAGGTTTGGAACATCGGCACTGACCATAGAGGTAAACCGAAGTACCCCCCACGGATGAATGCTGCAGAGTTTAAACGTGCAGTGCGGGCTACAACCCGAATCATAAAGCGTACAGTGGCTGTTTGCTGCCCTGAGTGTCAGGGGGAAGGCAAAGTATACCGCAAGAAGGTAGATGGGTCTCGCTGGAAAAAGCCCAGCAAATGCCCGTCCTGCCTAGGTGCAGGGGCTTTGTATCAGCCCACGGATAAGACTGCAGGTTTGATGCTAAACCCCCAGAACCCTAACTGGGCGTCTATCAACGGGTTTAAAACCGATAAGGACACAATGCAGCGGCTAATCCTGCAGGCAAGGAGCAAAGGTAAGTACCTTGCGGTGGGCTTCTTAACCAAGATCTCTCGCCTCACTGCTATAAACACCTACCTCGACAGCTTCATTCAGGGCATAGAGACATGGACTAGGGCGGATGGCATTCTACACACACAGTTTAACCAGTGCGTCACAGCCACTGGGCGGCTATCCTCAACCTCTCCAAATCTGCAGAATATGCCGAAGAGAGGCTTTCCTGTAAGAGAAGCAGTTGTAAGCCGATTCCCTGACGGTCTGATACTTGAGTCGGATTTCAGTTCTTTAGAATTTGTGGTCTGTGGAGAATTGTCGAGAGATACACAGATCATATCTGATGTTTTAAACGGCAAGGATCTTCACAAACAGACCGCTTCGATTATCCATCAGTGTGATGTGTCTAAGGTAACAAAGGAACAACGTCAGGGCGCAAAAATGCACTCGTTTGCTCCTATTTATGGGGCCACTGGCAATCAGTATGAAGGGCATACGAAAGAATATTATACTGAGTTTTTCAATATCTATCAGGGCCTTGCTGAATACCATCAGCGTCTCGCAAGCGGCGTTCTAAAGGATGGGCATGTACGGATCTTTTCAGGGCGTCAGTTCTATTGGCCTGATGTTAGGCGTACACGTAACAATCGTACAACCTTCTACACTCAGATCGTTAATTATCCTGTCCAATCGGCAGCTACCGCAGACCTTGTGCCTCTCTCCTGCATCCGTGCGTTCAGGAAGTTTAGGGAGCTTGGGCTGCGTTCTAAGCTTGTCCTGACTGTGCATGACAGCATCGTCGTAGACACTCACCCAGAAGAGATTGAGCAGGTCAAGGACGCCCTGCGCTGGGCAATGGAAGGCGTGACCGAGGAAGCGTCTGAGCTTTGGGATTACACCTTTGCCCTGCCCCTAAGCATAGAAATCTCCCGTGGCGAAAATTGGCTTGACCAAGAAGAATATGATTGACTCACGCCACCTAATTATGCCACAATATAATACCACTTAACAAAGGATCAAAACTTATGAATGATCTCGCAAACATTGAGAACAGCGATTTAGCAGAACTAACCCATTTTCTCGGTACACAGGTAGGAAACGATAGCGGCGGTAGTGATATTGCTCGTGTTCCTGAACTTAAAATTATGAGCAAAACTAGGGATAAAGCTACTAAGAAACCTGTCACACCTGGAACCTTTTACCTGACGAATATGGACAAGGTTGTATATGCAGAAAAGGTTAAATTCAGGCCTATCTGTTCACATATACAATACTTTCATTGGGGTGATGTAGACGGGCAGCGTAAGCTTATCTGTAAATCCCGTGCCGTAACAGGGCGTAAGGATGACGAAGCCCGTGATACCCTAGGGGGTGTGGCCTGCGGTATGCCTTCGTGGGATGATCGTAAGGAAATGGATAAAGATTCGCAGCGAAAGTGGCGGTCTATGCAGCATCGAGTTACCCGTGGCCTCGCTACTATGACAGGTAAAACGGCTGATGGTGAAGAGGTTACCATTCAAGATCAGCCTATTATTATGTTTCACAAGAACAGCACCTATAGCGGGTTCTGGAATCAGTTTGTTAAAAGCATACCAAGGGGCGGTCAGCTTTTTGAGTATGAGGCTACTCTTACGTCTGAGTATCAAGAAAACGGGGACGTTGAGTGGTATACATTTAACTATGATGTAGATGTCTCAAAGCGTTTAACTTTAGACTTTAAAGACCCGTACTCCAAGGCACTCAAAGAAACTATGAAGGTTTTTGCCAATACAATTAAGGCAGAAAATGAGTACGTGGATGAAAAATTCTATGCTTCGCACAAAGAGGGTGCTTTAGACGATAAGGCCATTGAAGCTTTGGGTGACAGCTTAGACGATGACTTTGAGGAAGTCGCTTAATGCTGCAGGAAAAGCTTCATGCGCTTGGCGATAAGCTGTCTAACGATGAGTTCGATGGGCTTCCTGACCCAGAGAAGATCGTGGATGAGGCATTGGCGGAGTTGCGTTCATCGTGGCTTCGTCAGCTTTCACCCCGCAAAGAGGATAGCTTTAAGCTCAGGATGTCAAACGTAGGTAAGCCTCTGTGCCAGCTTCAAATGGGTGCATCAGGGGCTAAACCCAAGCGGAAGTCATATAACTTCAAAACTCAGATGATGATCGGAGATGCTGTGGAAGCAATCGCTGATATCTATTTGGCTATGGCAGAGGTGAATGTCACAAGTTCAAAAGATGAGGTTAAGCTTGATTTAGGTGATGTCACAATCAACGGCACGGACGATGTTGAGATAGATCACAAGGTCTATGATATTAAGTCCTGCTCACCGTGGGCTTTCGATAACAAGTGGGCGCATGGATACGAGGCCTTGAAGCAGGACGATCCATTCGGTTACGTCGGACAGCTTACAGGTTATGCCAATGCTAAGGGTAAAGAGGTTGGCGGTTGGATTGTGGTCAATAAGTCTACAGGCGGCATAGTTGTTGTTGAGGCTGATGCGTCGGAAAACGAGAAGGTGATGAACCTTTTTAACATCCAAAATAACGTAGAAGCCGTAACAAAGAACCACCCCTTTGAACGTCAGTTTGAAGCGGAACCAGACAAGTGGAGAGGCAAGGCGACAGGCCGTAAGCGTCTCAGCAAATCTTGTGGTTTTTGTGACTATGTTGGCTCTTGCTGGCCTACCGCTAAGTATGAAGCACATCCTGATAGCACTGCTAAATCACCGCCACACTACTGGTTCGTAGAGGATGCCTGATGCCAATCAAACCTTCGTCCGCAAAGGCAAAGGGGAGAAAGCATCAGCAATACGTCAGAGATAAAATCCTAGATCTGTTTCCTAAGTTGGAGCCAGATGATGTCAGATCAACAAGTTCTGGCGCAGGTGGGGAAGACGTTCAACTCTCCCCCGCCGCTAGGAAGCTCTTTCCGTATTCCGTGGAATGCAAGGCCCTGAAACAAATCGGCGTCTACAAATTCATGGAACAGGCTGAGTCTAACTGCCCACCCAAAGCAGAGCCAATAGCAATCATCAAAGCAGATCGGCGGAAACCACTGGCGGTCATAGATGCAGAACACTTTTTCAATCTGATCGGACAATTACATGGCAAAACTAAAACTCCCAAAAAATAGCATGGGGTTTGTCTTCAGCATAGACCCCGACAGCGGAGAAATCTTTCTCAACGCCGACGCTAATATGGGTGATGATCTACTGCCTGAACAAGCGGCTGAGATGGCAGATCTTTTTAACGGCTTGTCCTTTTT